GCATGGCCTCGAACGCCAAGCACAACTCGCTCCTCAAGTCCCTGGGCGCGGGGAGGTAGCAGATGAAGGTCGAGAAGAACCTGGTCGAATACCTCTCCGACGCCCTGGGCGCCGCCGTCTTCGCGGAGGTGCCGAACCCACGCCCGGCGGCCTTCGTGACCGTGGGCAGGATGGGCGGCGGGTCAGAGCAGATCGTGATCGACAAGCCGACCGTGGCGGTCCAGTGCTGGGCCGCGAGCCGCTCGGAGGCGGCCGACCTCGCCGTCGAGGCTGAGGCGGCCATGGACGCGCTGCCTCGCACCGACTGGTGTTACAAGGCGTCCAAGAACTCAGACTACTGGTTCCCGGGAGAGGGCGGAGAGCCCCGCTGGCAGCTGGTCTACGACCTGCTCTGCGACCCGAGGTAGCCAATCCCTACACACAACCGAATAAGAGGAGGTTAGCGAAAATGGCTAACGATTCCACCAACGTCTTCGTCGCGAAGCCGAAGTCCGGCGGCGCCGTCTTCGTGGCGCCCGCGGGAACCACGCTCCCCGCCGACGCCACTACATCCCTCGCGTCCGCTTTCAAGTGCCTCGGCTTCATCAGCGAGGACGGCTCCGAGCAGGAGATTTCCGACGACGTCCAGGACTTCAAAGCATGGGGCGGCGAGAAGGTGCTCGTGATGAACACCTCGCACGAGGAGCAGCAGCACATGACGTTCATCGAGCAGAACGTCGAGGTTCTCAAGCAGGTCTACGGCGAGGACAACGTCACGGGCACGTGGGAGAACGGCATCACCGTCAAGCACAACGCCAACGACAAGGCCGAGTACGTGTACGTGGTCGAGACCGTGCTGGGCAAGACCCGCGTCAACCGCCTGGTCATCCCGCGCGGCAAGGTCATCGAGATCGGCAACATCGTCCGCAAGGACGACACGCTGTTCGGCTATGAGACGACCATCGACTGCCTCGCCGACTCGCTGGGCAACAACGCCTACGAGTACTTCGCGACCGTCGCATCGTCCGGCACGACTTCCTAGGAGGGCGCATGTCCGAGAAGAAGCACGTGAAGTCTCTCGAGGTGGAGGGCATCACGTTCGAATACGACGAGTCCAGGCTCGACGACGTCCGCGTCGTCTTCGCGATCGGCAAGCTGTCCGACGAGAAGGTGAGCGACGAGGACAAGATGAAGTGGTACACCCGCCTCATGGACCTGCTCTTCACCTCGCCGTACGAGGTCATGTGCGACCTCGCCGATTCCCACGGGGGCAAGCTGACGGTGGAGGACTACAACGGGTTCTTCTTCGCCGCGCTCGAGGGGATGCAGGCAAAAAACTAGCCGTGCTCGCGGAGCTCATGCGGGACCGCCCGTGCGAGCTCCGCGCCGACTTCCAGCAGTACTACAACCTGGACACGGACGGAATCGGCGGGGAAATCCGCGTCCTGAGGGCGGCGGACCTCGCGGCGATGCTGCCGCAGGAGTCCCGCTGCATGCGCGCGCTCGACCCTGACGCGATTTGGGACACCGCATCGGTGGTCGTCGCGATGGCTGACTACAGGCTCCAACAGATTCTCTACTCGCTATCAGGCGGCAAGGCCAAGGACGGCTCAAAGCTGCCGAAACCGGCTCCCCTCTTCAAGCTGCACGCGAAGCATCAGGCTTCGGACGACGGCATGACCGTCGAGGAGATGCGGGAGTTCCTATCAAGACCGAGGACGGTGGAAAATGGCAACTGAACTCGCCGCGGCGTACGTGACCCTCATACCGTCGCTGAAGGGCGCGCAGTCTACTATTTCGAGCCAGCTCTCCGGGATGGACTTCTCTAGCGCAGGGAGCGCGATGGGCAAGTCCCTCTCGAAGGGTTTGGGCAGCAGCCTTGGAGACGTGTCGAAGAAGCTGTCAGGAATTGGGGGCAAGACCTCCGGCATTTTCAACGCAATAGCCAAGCCGGCGGTAGGCGCAATAAGCGCGATCGGAACCTCGCTCGTCGGGCTCGCCGCCCATGGCGGCCTCGCACGGGCGCTGAGCCTCGAGCAGGCGCAGTCGATGTTCTCGGGACTCAAGCTCGACTGGGAGACCTACAGGAGCACGGTCCAGGAAGCTGTCGACGGCACGATCTACACGTTGGGCGAGGCGGCGAACGTGACCGCGAACCTCGCCGCATCCGGTATCACTGACATCAACCAGACAAAGGTCGCGCTAAACGGGGCCATAGGCATCGCGGACACGTTCGGGGCGAGCCTGGAGGACATCGGCTCAATCTACCAGAAGGTCGCCGCGCAGGGCAAGCTGACAGGCGACCACATCTTCCAACTGACCACCAAGGGCGTCAACGCCACGTCGATTCTCGCGAACTACCTCGGCAAGACGGGCGAGGACATCACAGCCATGGTGCGCAAGGGCGAGGTCGACTTCCAGACGTTCGCCGACGCCATGTACGACGCATTCGGAGACGCCGCCCAGGGTGCCAACGAGACATTCACCGGCTCGATGGCCAACATGCGAAACGCGCTGAACAGAATCGGCGAGGACTTCATGACGCCGTTCAAGGATGGCGCCATCCCCGTGTTCAACGCTGCCAGGGTCGCAATAAACGGCCTGCGTTCGGCGCTGACGCCTCTTTCGGAGCAGTTCGCAGGGTTCGCCGATATAGCATCCGGAAGGCTCGTAGAGGGCATCGATGCGTTCGCACAATCGATAAAGCTCGCAACGGACCAGTTCGACGAGTTCGGCAACATCGATGCCGAGGCGCTTTCCCTTACTGACCTGATGAATGCGCTGGCGGCTGGCTTCGATGCGGTGTTCGGTGCGGGCACTTCGGACAAAATCGCCCAGGTCGCGAGCGCAATAGCCTTGGTCGGCATCGCCGGCGCGGGTCTGCAAGCTGCAGGAACCGGAGCCGGGTTCATGGACTCTCTCGTGAAGGGAATGGACGACATCGGATCGAGGGCGTCTGCGGCGGGCACGGCGGTCAAGGAAGGTTTCGGCAAGAGGGTCGAGTCGGTAAAGACCTCCCTCGCAGGGATGCACAACCCCCTCAACGAGTTCGCGAACGCATACAAGTCGACCCTGATCCAGATGGACTCCACTCCGATTAAGGACAAAATCGGGGGAGCATTCTCGGTTCTACAGAAGCAGCTGCCGAACGTAAGCTGGGCGCTCGGCGAGGTAGGAAGCGCGACGGGCAAGGCCCTCACGCCGCTCAAGCTCGCTGGGGCGGGGGTCGCGAAGGTCGGGTCGGCGTTCGCAGGCTTCGCGTCGACGGTTGGCAAAGGGGCCGTGGTCGCGGCGGGCGCGCTCGGGGGCGTGGGGGTCGAGCTGCTCGGCCTCGGAGTGGCCGCGGCGATGGGTAACGCAGACCTACAGGCGATGGCCGACGGGCTGCTCGCCAACATGGATGCGCTCTCGCAGAACATCGGGCCGGTGGCCGAGCAGGCCGTTTCCGTCATCACTACCGCGCTGCCGCAGATCACAGCTGCCATTCCGGGTCTTGTAGGGGCTTTTGTCTCCGCGCTGACCACCATCGCCGAGGCGATCCCGCAGATTCTCCCCGAACTGGTCGCTGCGCTCACGACGGTCGTGAACGAGCTCGCTCCGCAGCTCGTGACGCTTGCGCCGTTGCTCCTGTCCGCGGGCATGCAACTGTTCATTGGGCTCGTGCAGGCGCTTGCGCAGACGGTACCCGTGCTCATCGCGCAGATACCCGCTCTCATCAGTGGACTCCTGAGCACGCTGCTCGCCAACCTGCCGTCCATGATAGCCGCAGGGCTGCAGCTGTTCCTCGGGGTGGCTGTAGGCCTCCTGCAGGCGGCTCCGCAGATCATAGCGACACTCGTCGCGTTCATACCGCAGCTCGTCCAGATACTCGTGTCCATGGCGCCGCTGATGCTCCAGGCCGGCATCATTCTGTTCCAGTCGATAGGGCAATCGCTGTCACAAGTCGCGCCCCTGATCGGGCAGGCGCTCCTCGACCTCGTGACGCACCTTCCGGAAATCATCATATCGGGCGTTACGGGCATGCTGAGCGCCGGCGCTCAGCTCTTCGGCGGGCTGATCGACGGCCTTACGGGCAAGGCCCCGGAGGTGGGCACGACGGTGTCGCAGGTTGGCACCGATGCTTCCAGCATATTCGCCGCCAACGTCGACGGAACCCAGGCGGGCTCGGTCCTCTCTTCGACGTTCACGTCCGGATTGGACACGAGCCTTGTCGACACGTCGGTTCTCGAACTCGCCAACGGGGCGGTTGATTCCGCGGCGAGCGGTGTAGACGCGTCCCCGCTTGGAGAGGCGTTCTCCGAGCAAGTGGCCGCCTCTATCGACACGCAGGCTTTCTCAGACCAGGCCGCTGCGATGGTCGAGGCCGGCATCGGCTCGGCGGGCCAGGTTGACGCCACGGGTGTAGGTAAGAGCTTCTCGGATCAGGCCGCCGCTGGAATTGATGCCGAAACGTTCGCAGCTGCCGCCCAAGCACTGGTGTCAAGCGTCACCGAAATCAGCGGAGACGTGCATATCGGAGTCGACGCAGACACAAGCGGCGCGGTTGCGTTACAGGACGCAGCGTCAGAGGTGGCGGCGGCGTTTGCAGCCACCGCCTCAAGCATCGCGGCGTCGATGTCTGAGGCCAGCTCAGCGGCCGCTGCAGCCGGCGCTTCGATCAGAAGCTCGCTGAACATCCCCGACAAGACGGTCAGGGTCAACGTGTCCCCCGGCTACGTGTCGCTCCCTCACTTCAGCATATCGGGGTCGTTCGACCTGAAGTCCATGTCCGTCCCGACTGTAGGCGTCTCCTGGTACGCCAAGGGCGGCATCTTCACGCAGCCGAGCGTGATCGGCGTCGGCGAGGGACGTGAGCCGGAGGGCGTGTTCCCACTCAGCTGGCTCAGCGACAACCTCGGCGGCAACACGTACAACATCACCCTCGACTACAAGGCCGGGGACGACGCGAACGAGATAGTGCGCGGCATCGCACGCGCCCTGCGCACGAGCTCCCTGATGGAGGCATAGCATGGCAGACGAAGGAGTAAGGGTCACGAAGCGGGTCTCGACCACCGTGGCGAGCCTCGTGCTCGAGCGGGACGGCGACAAGTTCGAGGCGTCATGGAAGATACCCGCCGGGATGACGAACCCGAGCAGGAACGACCGCGCCGAGTACATCGACGCGCAGATAGACATGCCCTCCTCCATGCCCGGGAGGGACGTATCGGGCGAGGCGTGGGCCGTTGTGGACGGCAACGCCTTCGAGGGGCCTCCGCAAATCTCGCTCGACGACGCGGACGGCATCGACCTGTGCTGGGTCAAGGGCCTGTGCCTCACCGACGGCTTCGAGAAGCCATACGACCGCAGCAGGTTCCACCCCGTAGTCAGCGGCAGGACCGTGTCGGCCGTGAAGCTGTCCGTGCACGGCGGAAACTCGTCGGGCGCGGGCGGGTACGACCCGCACAACCCCAACGCCCTCGGGCGCGGCCCCAGGGCTTCGATCACATACACGTTCAGCAGGCCCGAGGACCCTGCGGTCGAGCTCATGCCCGTCTCCGACGACTACGGCGTGAAGTTCAAGGTCACATCCGACGCGGGCGAGGGCAACGCCGAGCGGCACGACACGGTGGTTCGCACCAAGACACAGAGCAACACCACCCCCGACACGGGCGTTACCGTCGGCGGCTGGACGCCGACCTCGGCTACCGAGTACGAGACCGTCGCCATGTCGCCCCAGCTGCTCAAGGGGCTCCAGCGCGGCCAGTGGGTGACCGTGTGGGCCGAGGCCAAGTGCAGGGGCATCGCGGGCGACTCCGAGGCCGTCGAGGCGAGCTACACCGCATGCTGGCCAGCCAGGGCGACCGTCACGGGCGTCACCGTCAGCCCTGACTCCTCGAACGGCTACATCACCGTGAACTGCCAGGTGCGCGCCGACGAGCACTCGGCCGTCGACAAGATGGTGCTCCAGCGCCTCAAGGGCGCGTTCGCCACGGCCGACGAGGCCGAGGCGTCGAACGCCTGGGAGGACGTCTCGGGCGGCGTGCACGACGGCTCCATCTCGCGCGGCTTCACCGACATGCTCGCCGACGCGACTCCGACAATGGGCCAGCACACCTGGTACCGCATCAAGACCGAGCGGGTAATCACGGACACGTTCTCCTACACGTCGTACTCCACGCCCAAGGAGGCCGTCAAGCTCTTCAGGGCCAACACGACCCCCCAGGAGACCGTCAAGATCGACTCCATCGACTCCAACGCCGACGGCGACGCCCTCGTGCTCGTGATAGGCTGGGACGGCGGCGACTCCGACGGCACCGAGGTGTCGTGGTCGGTCCACGAGGACGCGTGGGAGTCATCCGAGCCGCCCGAGACCGTCGACGTCACGTGGGAGGACGCCTCCTCCTGCGTGAGCGGCAAGGCGCACTCGGCACACCTCACGGTCTACGGACTGGAGGAGGGCACGGCCTACTACTTCAAGGCCAGGCGCTACGACGAGGGCGACGACGGCAGGACCTACGGGGCCTACTGCACGCCCGCCTCGATAGACTACCCCGCGACCCCGGCTTCAAAGCCGGCATCCGTGCAGCTATTCGCACCCGCGTTCGTCTACAGGGGAGACGAGGTCGAGCTGTCCTGGACCGTGGAGTCCGAGTCCCCGCAGAAGCAGTGGATCGCCTACGCGGGCGGACCGTCGAATAAGCGGGTCGTGGCGTCGGGCGACGACGCGCTCGGCCACGCGGTCGTCCAGGGGCTCGCGGACATGACGTGGTCCGAGAGGGCCTACCTGTCTGCCGAGGAGCAGTACATGGTCTCGGCCTCGACGGGAGGGGCGTTCGCCGACTCCGAGTGGGTGACCGTGCGCTTCGTGAGCATCCCGTCGTTCGCCATGACCTCGCCGGCCGTGCTCCGCGCCCAGCCGCTCACGCTCTCCTTCGAGAGCAACGCTGGCGGGTGCGCCGTGAGCCTCGAGGTCTACTCGACGGGCATCACGACCACGGTCCCCGAGGGGGTCTCGAGGCAGCTCTACGGCGACGTCGTGTGGAGCGGCACCCTGTTCCCGAGCTGGTCGGGTTCTTCCAGGACGTACACCGCCACGGCCACGCTCCCCGCAGGGCTGGACTTCAAGGACAAGGGCCGCTACGTTGCGAGCGCGTTCTGCGTCGACCCCGTGACCGGCATGGCGTCGGGCAGGCGCGTCTCGAACTTCCGCGTCGACTGGTCGCACCAGGCCCTCGCGCCCACAGCGACGGTGACGGTGGACTCCGACGGCGTGGCCACGGTCGTGCCGTTCGCCCCGACGGGGTCGGCGGCGTCCGACGTCGCCGACGTCTACAGGGTCACCCCCGACGGCGTGACCCGCATCGCGTCCTCGGTCAAGTACGGCAGCGCGGTCGTCGACTCCAACGCGCCGTTCTCGAAGCACGAGATGTACTACAGGGTGGCGAACAGGACCGCCGACGGCGACGTGGAGTGGGCCGACGTGCCCTACTCCCACGTGCGCTCGACCATGCGCTTCGACTGGGACGGCGGCTCGGTGGAGCTGCCCTACAACATCGTGCGCTCCGACTCGTGGGCCAAGGACTTCGAGCGCCGCCAGCACCTCGACGGCTCGCGCCCGGGCTACTGGAACGCGGGGGCCGACAGGGACTCGTCGCTTTCGACCGACCTCATCCGCTTCAGCTCGCAGGCCGACCAGGAGGCCGTGAGGGAGCTCGCCAGGCACGCGGGGCCCGTCTTCGTGCGCCTCCCGAACGGGTGCGCCTACGAGGCCAACGTGGAGGTCGACAACCTCTCCGAGTCCTACGGCTCCGGGGCGGTCGAGGCGTCCTTCAAGGTCAACGAGGTCTCGCCCTCCGGTGCCTTCGACGCCGAGGTCGTGACGGTGAGGAGGAGCTCGTGATCGACTACGCGAAGGGCTACTCGAGCTCCTTCAGGCTCGTGAAGGTTGACCCCGTGTCCTGGGCGTCCCAAGACGAGTACGCCAAGGTCGTGAGCGCGAGCATATCGCGGGACTGCACCGACGACTACCCGCTCCTCGAGAGCGCCGACGTGTCGGTGACGCTCGACGGCGGCGAGTTCGCCGAGGGCTGGTACCGCGTCGAGATGCTCGCCTCGCAGTCGGGCGCGACCGAGCGCGTGCCCGTGTGCACGATGCTCTTCCAGAACTCCGAGTGCCAGTACGACAGGGGCTCGTCCGTCGCTTCCGCGCTGGGCGAGTCGGTCCTTCGCCCCGCAGCCGACCGCCTCATACTCACTGGCACGTACGCGCCCAAGGGCTCGGACGGGGCCGAGGTGGCCGCGTCGCTGCTGCGCGAGTGCACGCCCGCGCCCGTCGTCGTGGACGGCGGCTTCGAGCTGGGCGAGCACGTGGTCTTCGGCGCGGGGGTCTCGTTCGCCGAGGCGGCGTGGACAGTCCTCAAGGCGGCGGGCTTCTGCATCCGCATCATGGGCGACGGCACCATCCACGTCGGGCCGAAGCCCGTCTACGCGGCGCTCTCGTTCGACTTCGAGGGCAGGGCGCTGCTGCTGCCCGGCTCCACGAGGTCGTACGACCTCTCGCAGGTGCCCAACCGCTACTTCGCCGTTCAGGGCGACGACGTGGGGGTGGCCGTGAACGACCAGCCGCTCTCGCGCACGTCCGTCGCGAAGCGCGGCCGCTACGTCGACGTGATCGACAGCGAGCCCGTGAAGCTGGGCGGCGAGACCATGACGGCCTACGCCGAGCGCAAGCTCAGGGAGCTTTCCACCGTCACGCGGGAGTTCTCCTACAGGCGGGAGTTCGTGCCCGACCTCGTCCCGTTCGACGTGGTGGCGGGCACTGTGCCCGAGCTGGGCATGGACGGCTCGTTCCGGATACTGAAGCAGTCGCTCGAGTGCGGCAAGGGGATCACCGTCTCCGAGACGGCTGGCCAGGAGATAGAGGAGTACGCATGAAACTCGACCCCAACGAGATGAAAGGCCTCGAGCAGGCGATAGACGCCAAGGTCTCCAAGGCGGCGCGGGGGAGGTCCTCGCAGGTGCTCGCGGAGGTGACCAGGGTGGAGTCCGACGGGACCACCTGGGTGCACGTCTTCGGCGGCTCCGACGAGACGCCCGTGCGCCTCATGAGCTCCGAGGCCAAGCCCGGCGACGTCATCACCATCACGCTCACGGGGCTGTCCGCCCTTGGCATCGGCAACATGTCCTCGCCTGCCGCCACGGCAAGGATGCTCAACACGCGGGCGGCGTCCATCGAGCAGATCGTGGAGGCGCTGCGCGGCCAGCAGGTCGAGTTCGAGTCGGTCACCACCGAGGAGCTCACGGCCCAGCACGCCTACATCCAGGACCTCGAGGCCGATACCGCAAAGATTCACGAGCTGACCGCCGACCAGATAAGCGCCTCGGTGGCGTACATCGACGACCTCACGGCCGGCGACGTCACCGCCGAGAGCATAACGGCGGCCAAGGGCGTGTTCGACAAGATCGAGGCGGGGGACATCACCGCAGCGAGCATCGAGGCCGCGACGGGATACATCGCCGACCTCACCTCGAAGAACATAACGACTGACAACATCGACGCGGCGACGGGATACATCGCCGACCTCACATCCGAGAACATCACTACCCAGGACATCCAGTCTGCCACGGGTTACATCGGGAGCCTGGTCTCCGACAGTATCGGGGCGGGGGACATCGCGGCGGCGACCGGCTTCGTCGGAACGCTCACCGCCAACGAGGTGACCGCAGCCGACCTGACCGCCGACCACGCCACCGTGGGGAGCCTGGACGCCAACTACGCCCATCTCACGAACGGCGTCATCGACAACGCCACCATCGGATACGCGAGCGTCAACGGCCTGAACGCGAACTACGCGCACGTGACCAACGGCATCATAGACACGGCCACCATAGGCCACGCGAGCGTGAACGGCCTCCAGGCCAACTACGCCCAGGTTGACGCCGCGAACATCAACACGGCCACCATCCGCGAGGGCTGGCTCGACAAGGTCATGGTCCAGTCCGGCCTCATAGCCCACGAGGGCGTGGTCTACGAGCTCGACGCTCTACAGGTCAACGCCTCCAAGATAAAGGCGGGCACGCTCGACGTTGAGCGGCTCGTCGTGACCCAGAACGGCCACAAGTACCTCGTGCACGTCAACGCGCAGGGCACCCCATCCTACGAGAAGCTCGACGGCGACATCGTCGCGGACAACACCATAGTCGCGGACAAGCTCGTGGCTGGCACCATCACCGCCCGCGAGATAACGACCGAGAACCTCGTCGGCACGGGCGGCTGGATAAACCTGCGCAACGGCACGTTCAGCTACCAGAACGCCACGTCGGGCGACGGCATCTCCTGGGACGGCACGACGCTCACCATCAACTCGCAGGCCATGAACGCCCGCTTCGAGAACATCAAGGTGGGCGCGAGGAACCTGCTGCGCAACTCGGGCAAGCTCGACAAGTGGACGAAGGCGGCCGCCGCGACCGTCGCGGACGGAGTGTGGACCGCGTCCGAGAGCGGCAACACGGCCAATGTGAACCGCCAGGCCCGCTACTGGGTCGGAACGGGCGTGCTCGCGGACTACATCGGCAAGACCATGGTCATCTCGTTCGACATCATGTCGCCCGATTGGTCGGCGGTCGTGGAGACCTCTGCGAACGCTGGGCTCGGTGGCCTCGCCATCCAGCTCGAGAAGGTCCCCGGGACGCCGTACGGGAGCTCCATCGGCTCGATGGGGCGCTACGCGTTCTCCCGCCTCAGCAGCACGAGCACGACGATCAAGTGGAACAATCCCGAGCTCGTCGACGGCAAGTGGATTCGCATGGAGAGCGAGCCGTTCGTCCTCGACGAGAGCGTGTGGACGAGCGGAACCGAGACGGCGGGCACGGACTACCTCGCGTTCGACTTCCTCCTGAGAAGGAACGGCACCGTCAGCTTCAGGAAGCCGAAGATAGAGATAGGCACCATCTGCACCGACTGGACGCCCGCGCCGGAGGACGCCGAGGGCGAGATCGCCACCATCACATACAACTACAACGAGATAAGCGATACGGTCGACTCGCACACCCAGGCGATCGGGCGGGTCGAGAGCGCCAGGAGCATGCGCCTGACCCTGCTGCGCAACAACAACGTCGACTCGTGGTGGAACACCTACACGGTCGGAAACAGCACGACCTGGCAGAACAAGAACTACTACGCAGTAGGCTCGTCCGCCGACACCGGCTTCGACGCTACGACGCTGAAGGTCGGCGACCTCGTTCTCATCCAGGGGACGGCGACAGACACGGGCAGCCTGCACTCGCTGACCGCGAAGGTGACAAGCGTCCCGACGTCCGCGACGGGCACGATTCCGCTCGAGATAGTGAGCACGAGCGACACGACCGCGCTCGCGGGTAGGGTCACCGCCGCCGAGACCTCCATCTCCCAGAACGCCGACGCGATTGCGCTCAGGGCGACCAAGGGCGAGGTCTACGAGTACGCCCAGCCGAACCTCACCCCGATGTTCAGCAGCCACAACCCAGACGGTACCTACCCCAACGGCGGCGTCGGCGGGTACTGGCAGCCCTCCTCGGACAAGGCGTACAACCGCTCGTTCTTCACGGCAATGGAGGACGGATGGATCCACGTCGAGGCGGCGAACACGGCGCAGAAGGAGTTCGTGCCGCCGCGCGTCGACTGGCTCGAGCCAGGCGACAAGGTCACCATGCTCGTCGAGTGGCGCAACGCGTCGTACACCGGTACGGGCGGCAACTTCTACACCCGAAACTACGGCAACAACGTCCAGCTCAACGCGAACTGGTACCCCGGCGACATGGCCGAGGAGAGCGGCGAGGCCCGCAACGTCTTCACCGTCAACTCGACCGCGACGGGGGAGGCCGCGTGGAACGGCCTCGTCATCTGGACGTTCACCGCCAAGAGCTCTTCGACCTGGACGGGCGACGTCCGCATCAGCTTCTACTTTGGCGAGTACATGGGCCCGTACAAGCCCTACAGCGGCACGCAGCTCTATGCCTCTCAGGCTGAACTCAAGGTAGCCAACGACGAGATTTCGACCAAGGTCTCAAAGAACGGCGTCATCTCCGCAATCGAGCAGACGCCCGAGACCATCAAGATTTCGGCGAGCAAGGTCAATATCGAGGGCGCGACCATCTTCACGAGCGGGAGGCTCTCTGAGGCGGCGCTCGACGGCGAGTACAAGGGCTACGCCGACGGCATGTCGCTCAAGACCCACAACGCAGCCGCATACCTCGCCTACGAGTTCGACCTGCCCTCGCCGATCGAGGCGGGCGTGCCGTACATCCTGCGCCTGTGGGACGTCGACGTGGCGCAGTCGGCCAAGGAGGCTGCGGACCTCGGCATCGGCGTGTACTACTGCGGGGGGTCGGTCAGGCTGGGAGCGTTCCTGGGGACCGGCTACTTCACGAACGGGCACGCGGACTACCTGGAGATGAGGTTCACTGCGTACGCCGACAAGGTCGCCGACACCAGCGCAGGCACCTCATCGAACAACCTCTCGCACTCGACGGTGACGGAAGCCAACCCGAAGACCATAAGGTTCTACAACTCGCCCAGCGACGTGTCCGGCACGAGGAACATGTCGGTCGGCCGCTGGACCCTCGAGCGTGCATTCGACGTGGGGGCCACGAACCTGGTCCGCAACGGAAACTTCGCCGCCGACAAGGCGTACTGGTCCATCACGGCGGCCGCCAACATAACGGGCACGGTCGAGGCCGACTCGGCCCACGTGCGCTGCCTGAAGCTCGTCCAGAGCACAGCGGGCGCTCCGTCGGGCACCGAGGCGAGAGTCTACCCGAACGCCACGTCGAGCTTCACGCACGTGACCGGCCAGACGTACTCGCTCAGCTTCTACGCGAAGGCGTCTGCGGCGGGCACCCTGTACGTCGGCGTAGGCGGCACTGGCATGGAGGTCATGCGGAAGAGCGTCGGGACGTCGTGGGCGAGGTACACGGCGACGTACACGGCCGACAGGGCGGGGTCGCTCACCTTCTTCCTCGTCGCCGCCGGCACGTGGTACATCGCCGACGTCATGCTCGTGAGCGGCGAGAAGCCGATGGACTTCTCTCCCGGACCGAGGGACGTCGTGGCGAGGACCCAGCGGGTCTACTATCGCAAGACCGCATCAGGGGCCCCGTCAGCTCCAACCGAGTGGGTGACCGCAACGGCAGCCGCATGGGGCTCGTGGACCACGAGGCCCTCGTCGCTCACGAACACGTCGGGGACGAAGTACCCCTACCTCTACACGTGCATGCAGACGCAGTTCGGCGACGGAACCATCGTGTGCTCGTCCGTCCTGCTCGACGACACGACGACCGTCATCGACGGCGGCAACATCATCACGGGCACCGTGACGGCAAACGCCCTCAACGCGACCGACATCAACGCGAGCAACAAGCTGACCATCGGCGCGCTGACGACCGACCTCGGCACGCAGATCACGAACGGCGCGTCAGCCTACAGCAGGGCGACCGCGTCCAGGGGCACATGCGCAACGGAGGCGGCGACGGCCGCCAAGGTCGTCACGAGCGCGGGCTTCGAGCTCGTGGCGGGGGCGGCAGTGACGGTCTACAACTCCGCCGCGAACACGGTGGCGGGCAAGCTGACGCTCAACGTGAACTCCAAGGGCGCCAAGGACGTGTACGTCGGGGCCGACCCCACCTCCGACACGAACCGGCTGCTCTGGAACACGGGCACGACCATCACCTACGTCTACGACGGCTCGCACTTCGTCGTGGACTCCAACCCCGGCGCGTGGTACGGCACGGCCTGCACGGCGGCGGAGGGCACGGCGGCCAAGACCACGAGCGGTCGCTTCGTCGTGTTCAAGGGCGCGAGCATCTCGGTGCCGATGAACAACGCGAACACGGCGGCCGCCCCGACGCTCAACCCCGGCGCCCTCGGCGCGTCGAACATCTACTTCGGCAGCGGGACCACGGTCCCGACCAAAGCGAACGGGTACTCGTGGACGGCTGGCTCGGTCGTCATCTTCACGTTCGACGGCAAGTTCTGGCGCTTCGGCAACCAGACGTTCATCGACGGCGGCAACATCCTCACCAAGTCGATCGCGGCAGACAAGATAGCTGCCAACTCGCTCACCGTGGGGCAGTTCAACAGCGATGTCAAGACGAGCCTTTCGAATGGGGACTCCGCGCTCACGAAGGTCAACTACCACAACCGCTCGTGCAGGGTCGGCAACTCTTCGAACACCCAGACCACGTACTGGCGCAAGTTCGCATCGGCCTCCATTACGGGCAAGGACTACGACACGACCATCCAGTTCACCGTCCAGGGCACGGGGAACATGGACAACAGGAAGAACGACGGCACGCTCAGGGCGCACCTGCGGACCAGCTCCACGGTCGGGTCGTTCGGCTCCGCCCAGCTCCAGTGGGTCAAGCGGGCGTCGGGAATCGTCCTCTCCGACTTCGTGCTCGCGTACAAGGCGACGTCCGGCACCAAGGTCGACATCGAGCTGTGGGCGCGCTGCCCGAACTCGTGGCAGGGCTTCCAGTTCTACGTGGACTTCGAGGCGAGCCGCATCGACGAGGAGGACGACAAGTGGACCCTCCACGACAGCTGGACGGCCAACGGCAGCTCGGCAATCACGTCGGGTTTCACGCAGGTGGCGTCAACCGACATCGACGCCGCGAGGGACGTGGCCGAGACGTACATCACGGCCATCGACGCCAACGGCATCAAGGTGCACGCGTCGAGCAACCCGACCACGAACTACGCGCAGATTAACGCGAGCGGCATGAACATCTTCGCCGACGTCGACGGCACGTCGACCTCCCTCGCGGCGTTCGGCAAGGGGACGGCCCGCGTCGGCATATCCGGGCGGCAACGCGTCCAGCTCACCGACACAGCGGTTGACCTGTACACGCCCGGCAACAACGTCGGGGCGAGAGTCAACGCCTCGGGCCTCACGGTGTACAACTACAACACGAGCACGTCCACCAACGACTCGGTCGCGGCCTTCGGTGCAACATCCAGGATCGGCAAGTCGAACGCCCAGCGCGTCACCATCACCTCCTCGGCAGTAGACATCTACGACTCAAACAACAAGCTCAGCCAGAGAATCGAACCCGGAGGGACTCACTTCTACGATGCGGGGAAGCTCTTGATGTCGCTGGAGGCTAACTCTGACGTTCCGACGATAGCGTTCGAAGGCGATGTAAACAAAAGTATCACAGGCGGCCACGACAGCGGTCCCGGAGACTACATCGCCATAGGGGCGTATGGCGTGAACAACAACCGCAACGCGGAAATACAAATCGACGCTTACGGGAAGGACGGCCACTCGTACCTGTGGCTAACCGACAACAAAGCGGAGATTTCTGGTACCGATATTGTATTTCGCACAGGCGGCAACGACGGCTTCTACATGAGTGGCACAAATCTCTACGTCGACTGCGGCGCCGACTTGAACAGGCCGATACTGAAAGTCTTGAATGGCAACGCCAACGGCAGCGGTGTCTCGCTCGGAGGCGGGGCACAGGTGCTTATCGGCTCGGGGGAGTCGTACATACAGATGGAAGCCGACTTCCCGACGCACACGGAGGAGCAGCTCAGGCTCGGGTCGGACAACAGCATCTACTTCCATCCGAACTACAACACCTCAGGGGCCAAGCGTACATGGGAGCTCAACGCGTCCATGCTCCACAAGCACGCGTCGCTCGACTACACGTCGGACACGAACGGCGTCACGGCGAACCAGAACACGTATTTCGGGCTCCTCGACCAGAACGGCAAGTACGTCGCGTGGCTCACGACGCAGGGCACTGCCGGAGGCGGTTCTTACTGCTCCATCAACGCGCGGCACAACGTAAACGGCACGGAGGTCACCAACACCCTCACTGTGGGCGTCACAAAGGACGGCACGAGGACCGTCAGCGTCTCCGACGCAGGCGTGTGGCGCACGGCCTTAAGCGCGGCCGCAGCGAGCCACGCCCATGCGGCGGGCGACGTGACGTCCGGCACCTTCGACGCCGCGAGGATACCCAACCTCAACACGTCCAAGCTCACGGCGGGCACCCTCGGCGTGGCGAGGGGAGGCACGGGCAAGACGTCGGGCGAGTTCTACGGCGCAACGAGAATCTACTCGAGCACGGCCACGTGCGCGACCTTCACACTCACGTCCTCGGTCGCCAACTTCACGTGGCTGACCAT